ACAACCCACAATTCCACATCATTGGTTGTCGTGAGAGTCAAGCCGTCTATTGACAGTGCTGTGATCACGGTCATCCTATTGTGTGCAGTGTTTTACTTTGTTTCCAGTAGGATCCTCCGTTGCTATCGTAAGAAGCGCCACGTAGGTCTTCCCCAACATTCGGCTCAAGAACTACAGCCTTTGGGAAATGACTCAAGAACTCCGGGAAAGTCTCAACTTCAAATGTGGCAACCGAGCTCTATCATTGGTGTTTGTGAGGTGTAGCGTCCCCCAACCTGAGGACGCTCCCGGCTATGTGTGTGTGCGCCAGAATTTCATGGTGCCTACCCCCGAGAACAAATTCCGGGGCACATTATTGGTCGGCCCTTACACCAGCAAGTTCCTCGTCGGCATTGGGTTGCAGCGTGCAGCAGCATGGCTGAACTCGTGTCGACCTGAGTGGATGGAGTTCACCCCCGACAAATTTGGCATTCGTGTTAGCGTCATGCCGAATCATGCCATGCTTGCGTGGTTCGGTGTTATCAACGCCGGCATTTCAAGCTTCCACGACCCCGCTTGGGACAGGCCCAATTTCAACAAGCCATTTGACCTTCCAGCACATCGCGAGCTTATCCTGTCTTACGGCGCCCAAAGTCGCAAGGCGGTTCTTGATGCCGCATATGCGCAGAAGGCGATCATTTGGATTAAGGCCACCGGCCAGGTCATGGTTAATGAAAATGAGAACCCTTGGATGACCTGCTGTGTCGGCTGGGTTCTGAAATATCGTGCCACACTTGAGCATCCTTCGGTTCTGCGCAATTGGGTGCAACCACGCTGGGTTGTCTTTGCGGATGATTCGACTTGGGTGTGCCGGATCAATCACACTCTTTTGGCCCAGGCCGGTGATGTTGAACAGAATCCCGGCCCTGTCTTTCAGTACCTTGTTGGTGTGTGGATGGTGTCCTATTTCATTGTGTGGACTTTGCCGCAGGTCGTTGACATCCTGATGAATTACGAGTGGAGTGATCTTGTGTTCGTTGGGCCCATGCTCAACCGGAAGCGAGATGCATGCAGTGTCCAGGAGTCTTACATTGAGTTCTGGGTCGCTGCCGATAACTCGCGACCGCTCTGGTGGTTTGTAACCAAACACCCTGCCGCCAGTGAATTGAAGACAACGCTCCTGTGTGACTTGTTGCTCTACGTGAGCGGACGAAGTGAAGCTGCTTATGAAGGACCGAACATTGTGCTTTTTGGGAATGCCATCACCACCATCGTGTCTGGGTTCCTGGGGATGTTTAAGATTTGGCAGTTTGCAGTACTGACGGCCACCACTCTGACGATCACCTCACTCTGTGTGTTACTGAGTGTTTGTTTGTTGATTGTCCACCGGCGCTCATGCGTACGAGTGGTTAACAAGAACGGCTCCATTGACGTCAATGCGATGCGACGTAGAGTGACCGCTGCACTGCAACACCACAACAAGCCCGCCAGCACCACTGGCCATCAGTGGTTGGCATCCCAAAGGCGCACC